ATGCTATCCAAGTCATCATCACTGCGGATAAGAACGCAAGAACTAAACTGTTTAGTGGGTGTCCCAAGACCAGCCAGTACTGGAGTGGCAAGAGTAAACAAACCATCCGATGCCGCTGTATAGTACTCTTTAATGTATCGCATTCTTGCTGATAAAGGTTCTTCACGATGGAAAACAGTTGCCGCGGCAACCATGTAACGAACTTGAGGAGTCTCATAAATCTCTTTCGTGCTACGATTACGCACAAGATATTTTTCAATTAATTGTTCAATGGCGGCATAACTATATTGTTCATCTTTGCTATGGTCGATGAACGAATCCATTTTATCCCATTCTTCTTCTGTATACCACTTTAAAAGATCGGATGTGTATAATCCAACTTCTACGTTTCTTTTTACAATTTCATAAAGTTTGGGAGGTATATAGTCGCCATAAACATCCTTACGTAACATACTAAGACGCTGTTTGCCTGCGACATATTGATAATTTGTATGTCCAACATCAGGATTGTGTTCCACATCAATCAAATCAACAACCGCACGTAGTGTTAACTCATCTATTTCACGTGTTGTTATCCCATCATAAAAATGAGGCTGTGCCTTAATTTCTATCATTGATTGACTTACATCAGCGATTCCTCTACATATTTTTGCTATTTGCGCTTGCCATTTTTCTAGTGTTAGTATTTCTTGTTGACCTGATCTTTTTGTTACATATATTTTCATTTTAAACCTATTTTTGTGATGAGTGGTGCTGTGTCAATTCTCTTAACAATTTTAAAATCTGTTAGACAGTTATTTACTATTGATTTAGGCCAATAATTAAGTATATATTTTGCGTTTTCTACCAGCACCAAACTCACGTCCTCATTATTATAATCTTTTGCTTCAACAAATTCAATATCTTGTACGCCCAGTAAAAACAATGTGTAAAACATTCCCAATCCTCTTGCAATATGGCAATAATGATTTTCGGCTATAAGTTCCCACGGATTGGGCCATTCTACTACAAAATCACTATGTAGATAGTGATTTACTAATGGTGCATTTTGCCACCAATCATCTACTTCAATGCATTTGGTTTTTATGTCCTTGTCTTCCAAAGACAATCGTAAACGATACCAATTTTTAAATATTGTATCGTAGTTGTTTTGAAACAGATTGCCCATTAATCTGCGTCAACGCCAAAGTGTTTTAGTGCTTGTATAACTATGTCTGGTTCGACAAACGCCTCTTCAATATAAGACGCTTGTTCCCAAATCCAAAACTGTTTATCACGCAAATACTTTCTATCTTTCAGTAAATTAATATTTTGAGAGTGACCAAAAATATTAGGATCGCTTTGTCCAAATATAGCAATACCTGGTTTGCCTATATCCCAACAAAAATGTTGGAAAAAGCTATCAACACTAACCCATGTTTTACATTCATTGACCAACAATGATAATTGGTATAATGGCAAATTAGTTCTAAAATCATCAACCATTTGTGCCTCACCATTAACACCCACTTGCACAATAGGCTCACGAATTCGTGCTATAACTTCTTTCCAATATGGATAATTCTTGGGGTGTTTTTCCCCGTTTCTCATAAATTTAGCGTATGGTGAAATAATAATCATATTACATTATAGAATTTTTTGTATGCATCTTCAAGTGACCCGGTCCAATTCCAACGATCCATGTGTGCATATACATTGTATTCATGTATATCACCAAATAATGCTTTGGCTTCTGCTATACTACGACCTGGAATAATTTCTGGATAACAACTAAAAATGACTGGATTTTTAATAAGCGGCAATACATGTTTGAATACAATATGATCGCCCATGCCACAATCTAAAATAACAATGGTTTGATCTTTGAAATTCATAAGATTCTGAAACAATCTTTCATCATGTTCAAACATCTCACTTACGCCGTCACGAATACCACCTTCTTTGTTTTTTAAATGCCATGTAATTGCATTAGGTACTACATAATTTTTATAACCTTTTTTAACTAGGTCATAAGTGAATAATGTTTCTTCTCTATGTGCAATGCGTGATAAATTTAAATTATAATCAGCAACACCCGCACGATATAAAAATGAACAATGTAAATGATCGACTTCTTTCTTTTCATTGATGCGACCCCATTGTAAATTAGGTTCGTTATAGATGTTTTCTATTTTTCCAGTAGCGGCTACGACACCCATGCTAGGTGGAGTAAGTATTGAACCACCTACAGCACCCACATTATCTTCAAATGTTGCATGATTGTAAAGCGTTTCTAAAACATTACATTCTGGAACTGTGTCATCATCTAGTCTCCAAACCCATTTAAAGCCCATATGATTAGCACGTTGATGATTGTGATGTTGTCCTTTTTTCTCAGCATATAACCATTCCCAAGCAACACCACATTCACTTAATATCTGAAACAAATATGTATAGTGTTGAGAATCACGTACATCACGTGGAGGATCGTTATCATCTTGAATAATTACATAATCAGGACGTTTTGTTTGTGTAATTATTGATGATATTGCCAATGGCAGTGTTGTATCATATCTACCCCTGGTAGAAATTGAGCATAATATTTCTTTGTTCATTTTTTCCAATGCTGATTAACGAAGGGTGCCTCACGATAATTGACAGGTTGTCCGTTAGCATCCCAGTCCCAATAATAGATTTGTTTTGAATCTATTTTATTAAATCCTTGTTTAGTGAGTGTTTCTTCAATGCACTCTTTACCTTTGTGTTTTGGATGTAAATCAGTATGTATTTCCATCATGATTTCATTAATACGAATCATATCTTTTTGTGATGCGTTCATAATAATATCGTATTCACCGCCTTCACAATCTAATTTTAACAATATATCATGACCTGCAATCAAATTCATTATTTCACTAAACGTAATTGTCTCAACAACTTCATAATTATCAGAAACATTATACATACTGTTTGCACCTGCATTTGAATTAAGACTGACTGGTAAAAATTCATTACCCTTTTCAGCTACAATTTTTTTGTACGTGGTAATATTTTTTAGTCCAAGTCTATGTATGTTTTTCAAAAATGTGTTATATGATGCACTTATAGGTTCAACAGAAATAACTTGTTTAGCTCCCAACATAGCAGCATACAATGAGAATGCTCCAATATTTGCCCCAACATCAATAACAATTCTGTCTTTGACTTTCTGCGGAGTTAAGTGATATTGATTAGCTTCAATAACCTCTCTATACATTGCAGGATCTTGTTCGTTTAAAAAACGCAATGCTTCTTCTATAGTTTTGTCTTTTTTAACTTCTACCACTGAAGATGAATCTTTGTCCCATACGCACAGCATTAAATTAATATTTTCTTTATCACCTCTATTATGCGGTTCGTCACGCAAGCTACCATCAGGTGCAATAAATTTAAACTTAAAGCCAGGGAAAAACGATTCATCTAAATTATGTATTTTATGATGTGGGCCCCATAGTCCTGGTGTTTCTAGCATTGGCACTGTAATCATTAATCGTTTACAATGTTTTTTTAATTTTTCTACGATTTCTAATCCATTGTCTAAATGCTCAATGACTTCAAAAGCAATAATTGTATCATATTGTCCTAATTCATAATTATTAATATCACCGTGAACAAAAGTTAAATTTGGTCTCCAATTTTGGTCTCTGGCAACTGGAATGATACGTTTATCATAGTCAAGTCCAGTATACTCTATGTTATCAGGTAAGAACTGTACACCATACCCACTTGAGCAACCTAACTCAAATACTTTTGTACCAAGTATATTCTGCGCTGCCCAACTATAGCGTGTTATCTCACGTGGTGCAATCTCATCACCTTTAAAGAATACTGCACGTTCCCAGTAGTTGCTTAAACGCCACTGATACCAATGTGGGTTGTATTTTTTAGCTAGTGTTAGTGAATTATCTAAGAAAATATCTTCCCATTCAGGAACAAGTGATTTATCATGTACAGTTCCTTCACCCTTATGATATATAGGGAAATCACCACAGTACATACCAACTGTTGGATTCCATTTCTTTTCTACGCACTCACAAACTTCAAAGCCTGCACGTTCACATTCAATACTAAATTCAGTATCTTCTCCGCCACCTGCACCATAATCTAAGCTTAGTAAACCTATCTTATCAAATACTTTTCTATGAATCATTACACAGAAAAAGATAGCAAAGTCATGTCCAGCCGGGTCTGAACGGCTTTTAATCAAACAAGATATACCACATTTTTCATTTGTTTGAAATGGATTTGCTAATTGTTCAAGCCAACGATTTTTATGTTGTTCTAGTAATACTGTATCATTGTTTAACAGTACAATTAATGGACATGTGGCAACTTCAATGCCCGCATTACAAGCACGTGAATATCCCAATGGCTTGTCGTCCCAAACAATTTTCAAATTGTCAGTTAACCCCAATAAATCAAATTTTTCTTTTAATGAATTAAGATATTCACGTGTATTATCTACACATCCGTTAGCTGATACGATTAGTTCTACATCTGTAATAAAACTATATTTGAATATTGATTCAATGCATGGTTTTAACAAATCATCACAATGATTGTATGTTGGAATTACGACACTATATTTCATTATTTGCCTTTATACTGTATGTTTAAATTTTTCGTACCATTCAACGTTATTATATTTTTGTGCTAATCTTAATTCATTACGTCTGAATGTTCTTTCCCAGTCACTAACCAAATCAGGATTATGGACTGTACCTTCTCCTTGATGCCATAACGGGAAAGCACCAACATGTAATCTTATTTCGGGGTTCCAAACTAATGGAACTGGTTGTACTACTTCGTATCCTAGTAATTGTGCTGCCGCACAAAAATCAATATCTTCATTGCCACCTGTAATATATTCTTCGTCTAATAAGCCGACCTCATTAATTACTTTTCTGTCAATCATAACACAAAAAAAGATACCAAAGTACATTTTGGTAATATCACTATATTTTTTAAGAGAACAGGTAATTCCACATTTTGGATTATCCTCAAATCCACTGTGTAACATACGTAGCCAATCTCCCTTAATTTGTGGCAAGAGTATTGCATCGTTATTGAGCATCACCAATTTATCACATGTAGCCTGGAGTATTCCTAAATTAGTTGCTCTGGCATATCCTAAGGCCTCATCATTCCAAATTACTTTAAAATGTTTTTCTAAGCCTAAATGTATAAATGTATCTTGTAATTGATTTAAATATTCACGTGTGTTATCCACGCAACCATTAGCAGAAATGATTAGTTCAATATCTTCTAAATAGGAATATTTAAAAACCGCATCCAAACAGGGTTTTAAAAATTTATCACAATTATTATAGGTTGGAATTACAATACTATATTTCATTTAATGCCCTCATACTTTTTTAATTGCCAATAAA